GGTGAACCACTCACGGTTAATCCATTCCCTGCTGTGTATGTGCCGCCTGTACCCATGTCCGCCCTTATCGCAGCTGCCGTATCTCTCAGCTCCTGCCTGCGGGTATAGTTGGAAAGCATCGCAGCGGTATCGCTGATGTTTAGTTTTAGGTTGATGCGGTTGGAAAGTGAGGTGGTATCAGTTGTGCCTGTGCTATCCTTTATCTTATACGTTATCCCGTTTTTAAACCAAAAGATTGAATCCTTGCCGGGTGTGCGCCACAGGGAATCTACCGCACCTGAAACATATCCGGCAGCACCTGTAATTGCTGACCATTTAGATCCATCCCAATAATACAAAGCCGTACCCTTCTTTGCTATATGTGTTTTACCAACACCCCACGCCGGTACATTTAATGTATCGGATGGGATGTAAAGCAAGGTATCAGCACCCGTCCTCTTCCAACCAGTACCGTAAGTATTCGGCTGCTGCAATACCTGCGCCTTTACAATAAATGAAACACACAATAAAGCCAGTAAAAAAATCTTTCTTAGTCCCATATTATAAAATCTAAAATTTCTCCATTTAATAAACTATCACCTGACTGTAAAGCTACTGCCCCCGTACTTGACAGAATACCTTTATTACTTCCCAAATCCGTACCCACAACCCGTATCTTGTCGCTGTCAGTTGGAATAGTCGTTATTGCCCTCTTGTAAAATCCTGCCCGGTAAACAGCTAAAACTATCTTACCAGCCAGTCCGGTTACAGTAAAGGAATCACCCCCTGAACCCGTACCCGTATAACTCAATATCTTTGTCCTTGCCATATCAAAATCCTCCTCAAATTCTATGTCATCAGCCGGAACCTGGCACCTGTCTGCAATGAAATCAACGTTAACACCTATTTCTAAAACAGTACCCGCAGCAATATCATTGATAGCCTCTGTTACCTGTGTAGCTGCTGAATTAGTTACCATCATCCAGTCATCTTCATACTCGAAGTGCATCATCATAGCAATCAAATCAGCCGCTATACTTGATGTGTCACTGAGTACCTCTTGCTCATAAGTTTCCTTACCTTCCAACACAGAAACCCTATCCAGCACGTACATCATGAAATTATAACGCTGTAACTTTTCGTCCCTGCTGATCTGACCTGGCAAAGACTCTAAAAACACCGCAGGGAAATTGATATCACTATTGGCATCAAATTCCCAACTGTCACCATAGTAAAAACTATTTACCTGTTGATGACTTAGTGCCAGCGTTCTTATTCTGCTTATTACCTGGTTTAGTGTTAATGCCGCCATTTTTAGCGAAGTACTGTTTAAGTTTTTCTAAGTTTTTTTTACTTACATTCTTACTCATTACAATTACAGTTGTTACAATTATTTTTATCTAATGATGGACAATATTCATTACCCAAATAAATAGGCATATTGTATGTTTCAGCCTCCGGTATAATCGTATCAATCGTATCTCCTGGATTCAAGTACTCAGGTAAAAACGATTCACTTGCATAGTGTTTCAAATATTTGTTAAGTCTGTTTCCATACCATTCTGCCCTTATCCGATATTTATTTGAAAGATCAATCAGTTCAGACATACTTGGTAGCTCTGTATTATCTCCCTGCTTACGAATGACTCCTTTGTTGTAAAACTGATAAGAAAGTGCCTCGGGTAAACCTGCAAGGACATAGTAGAGTAAACAGTCAATAATATAGTCATCTAACAAGTTTTTATAGTCCCCAGCAATCGTCCCCGCATCAACATCGTCAACAATCTTATTATAAAGAGCCGTCCCCAAAATCGGATGGATATACATGTCCTGTGCGGCCTTGATTTCGGGGTAAAGAAACTTTGGATCAATGTTGCCATGTACCGCCGTCCTTTCCTTCAGTATATCATCACTGATTAATAAAACATTCTTACTCATTTTACTTCTTCTTTAACACTAATAAACGCCTCCATTCATGCCTGCAATGAGGTTTCTTACCCCAAAAGCCTCCGGCCCTGTCAAATACGGAATAGCCCAACCGTTGGCTAATTGTTTCAATTTCTGCCCTTGTATAAACCCTATCAAGCTCAATTAACCTACGGCAGAAATGGCGGGTAGTATCAGTAATTGCTGGACCTTTTGCTTCCGGCCTTTTCTCATAGGTATATTTCACAAATACATCAACCGTTTGCGGCTTTGGTCTGTAATCAATAACCTCAGGATTTATAGCCCTTTCAATTATCGTATCAACCCCCAATGTTTTAGATACCTGGGTAATCACACCCTCTTTAATCATATCTTCAATACGCTTGTTGACGTACTCGGGTGAAGATTTAACCGCCGCCGCAATATCTTTTGGATCAATTCTTTTATCCTTGCGGATCATATTCAAAATGTCGCTATCTACCTGTGACAAGTCGGCAAAAGCCATGTATTCTTTATCCACCCCGTCAAAGTGCATTGACTTGATGATTGTGTAGTCTTTTTTACTGTCACCACAAGCTGCAAACATGGCCGCTACTTCTTCCTCTGTGTAATCGGATGAAAAACTTTGCTCATCAGTCAGGAAGGTTTCTATATCATCATCACCCATTCCGTAACTGTTTTTCAGTAACAGAACCGCCTCAGATTTTGATAACTTACCGTTCCTGTATTTTCTTAATACCCTTTCTAACTGCTGAAACTGCCTGCCGGTTAGGTTTTTCAGGTTCTCATTTACCTGTGGCTGCACTGTTTCAAGATTAGGCTGATATTTCACCGGGTCTATTTCTAACTGTTCCAAAACCCATTCTTTAGGCAGCATATCTTTAAAGTCAACCGGATTCAGTGAGAGGTTAATCGGATCTGTTGGCACTACTTTACTCGGTTGAATACCTACAAGCGGCATGATTAATTCAGCCACTTCATTTAATGCTATCTGCTTATCGTTGACGTAAGTATTTTTGAATATCTCGTAAGCATCCTGAAGCTCATTTCTGCCGCCTAATTTGCCAGGCTCCATGATACCGAATAGCATCGGGGATGTTACCAAATGGCCGGAAAATATCTCTGCCTGTGTGGTTTTATTTAACTGGTCGAAAAGTTTATCTAAATCTGTTGTAGATAGGTCTTGAACTATCGGAGCTTTGGCAGGGTCTTGATTGAACACTAACATGAAGTTGCCGGAGTTCTCACTACCTGCGAACTTGTTTTTAAAATCCCTTTCAATCTGTGCCTTTATTTCTTTGGTTGGTTCGCCGTTATTGAATACGATCATCTTTGAGGCAAACATTCCGTTTTTGATGACGGACAGATTGTATTTGGAAATCTCCACATCTGTTTCAATGTCATTCAATGCCCCGAAGTAACCAGGCAAAGGATAAACATCAGCCCCTGGCCTGTATTCGTTATACGCAAAAACCTGAACGCCTTTTTTATTGTTCAGATCGAAATCAGGAATAAACACCGGAGCATCTTTGCCGACACTTGAATACCTGCCCCATTCTTTACAATACCAATATCCGTTGTCCTCTTTTGACCTCCTTAAATACTGAAAGGGGATATGCCTCAACTCTGCCGAGCCGTCCATCTTCCAAAGAACTTCCAACCTGCCGCCTCCGAATAACTCAATATCCTGAGCAAACTTTTTATAAACCTTGTTAAAGGTTTCACCGGATGAATTTACCTTAACATTTCCACCCTCGTAACCTTTGCCGAAAATGTAAACGACCTTACCATTTACAATAGCGTTATGGTTAGAACTCTTATTATACAGGTACAAAAGATGCTGCGGGAACTTGTTATCCTCCCCGAATAAAATCCAATCTTTAGATTTTACTTCTTTATACTCAGGTACTTTGTTATCAGCAAAGCCTAAGAACATTATATTATCAGTAAACTTAGCCTGCATACTTCTTATACGTTGTGGCTACATCGTACTTCTCAAATTCAAACTCAGTAGCCGGATTCAAAACCAATATCCCCCGTTCAACCTCTGTTAATCCTGTTGGATCTGTGTTGCTGCTGCTGGCCTGCTCGTAAACCTTATACGAATACTCACCAGCAGGCTTGTTAAGGAAAACCGTTGATGTGTTTATAGTAAACTTGTTGTACCTATCCTGGTAGCTGCTTTCATCCTCTGCGAATGAATAAATTTTTGTAGCCGTAAACCCCTCAGGATTGCTGGTAAAAACAAAAAGATAATAGCCACTACTCAACGTTCTTTTCTCGTTAAGTGTGACGATTATCGTTTCGGCTGTCTGCCCCTGAGTAAATACCAGCATAACTTTAAATGGCATTGACTGTAATTTGTTCCAAAAAAAAGCCGTCCCTACTGAGGACGGCCTACACCACTATTCACCTGAAACTAATCTACGGAGTTGTTAATGCGGATATGATACCGCTTGAAACTTCAAGAGCCGGGTTTTTGTTGTCACTTGTAAAAGCCAACGTATAACCATTTCTGTCACCCATTGCCGTACCTGAGGCAGCACTTCCGCCTGATCTTTCCAATCCATTCTCCTGGCCCAAAAGCCAGTATTTACTATTACGATCCTCTACAACTGCTATCAGCCTGTTTTGTGCCAAAAGTTTGATCTCCTGAGAAGTTGCAGCCTGCATTTTGTTAAGTACAATATTCAAAGTCTGCACATGGAAGCTTGTTCCGTTCTCTGCCGAATCGTTATAAGCCTCCTCAAAATTACTTGTACCCCTTTGCAGGTTGTACTTGTAAAAACGGCCATTGTTAGCTTTGGAAATCGCCGAAGCTATACCGGCTGATTCAGTAATGCCGGAAACGTTATCGAACTCAATAAAATAAACTGATTTAATACCGCCTGCACTATCTCGGCA